AATGGGTTCTTGGGTTTGTACGTTTAACCTATCCCCAGTGTTACCAATGTTAGTCCCATCAGTGGCTCCATCTATTTCAATCTCAGTAATGGGATTAGTCTCTGTAGTGTCTATGGGCTGGTTAATTATGTTTGCATCTACCTCAATGGGTTGTCCAGCAATTGCAACATCAACGGGGGTGGGGAGTGAAGTTACCTCAGCGGTGACTTTTAGTCTATCGCCGACATTGCCAATGTTGGTACCATCTGTTGCCCCGTCAATCTCTACCTCAGTAATGGGGTTAGTCTCTGTGGTGTCTATGGGCTGGTTAATAATGTTTGCATCTACCTCAATAGGCTGTCCAGTAACAGCTACATCAATGGGCTCACTTACACTGATATCTGCATCTACCTTGAGTCTATCTCCAACATTACCAATATCTGTACCGTCTGTAGCACCTTCTAGCCTTACAGGGTTTGGGAAGATACCCTTTATTAGGTCCATGCCATCAGATGCAGTGAGATCATTACTTCCATCATTGACGATGACATCGCCAACACCTACAGGACCCACGATGTCGCTGGATGCTGCCCACAGCCAATAATCTTGTGGAGCAATGGTAAATGTTGCGGGGAGTATTGTTAGCAGTGATCCGGTGTCTGCGATAAATATCGCCCCACCCGTAGTATTTTTTAGTATCTTACTCAAAGCTCACCAATCAACGTGAGTCCAACATCTGGACTGAAAGCTGCCACGCTATCGACCCTCACTCCAAGTTGACGTCCAGGAGTTACCGGGATGCCTGCGCCGATAAAATCAAAAACCTTTTGTTTCACCCCACCCATAGAAACCGTGGTGACATCTACTGCACCAGAAAGGCTACCATCATGCTCAACAACTGTGAATTTTGCATTTGTTGCATTTTTCTGCGCGATAGAAATCCTAGCTATCGCCCCAAGCTCTAGTGGTATGACTCTACCCACATCGTTAGAGGGAACGTTGTCGTTTAGTAGGTACTTACCAGGGGGCTGATTTCCGCCGTTACCCCAGGTGAACCCAGGAGTAGACGTCGCAGAGATCAGGTCTTTTATAACTGCTGTAAGTCCATTGGCATCATCGCATAGCCACTGCTGGAGTTTCTGAAAGCTTTCCCTCACCACTGGGTCGTCTATCATGAGTTCAAGCTGGAAATTTGGTGCGTTACATGCCATCTATAATTCCCCGCTTTCACTCTTTGCATATGGTAGGTGCGTCGGAGTGATTGGTAGCCACTGGATGGAGAAGTTACTCATAGCAAAGACTTCACCTTTTGCAACTCCTCTTATCTCCCATTGTTGGCTTGCGCCACTGGGGGAGGAGTTAGAGCTGTCCTGGTAGGTCAAAACGGTATCGGAGGTGCGTTCCGCGATGAGGTATTGGGTAGCAAAGCCATCGTTAGAAAATGTCAGAAATTGGTCTATCACATCACTTGGCCACACAGCGCCCACATCTTCTAGTGTTATAGTCTTTAGGGTGTTGTCTATTGTACTTAGCCCAAGCACATCTGATGTTGTGATAATGGTATTAGAGTTTGTAAACTTTACGGATTTAAATGTGGTACGCAGACTGTTTCTTGGGAAGCGCCGTTTGGCGGAAATTATGGGAAACGTTCTCCATAAAAACAGCTTAGAGTAATCACCCCAGTCGGGACCTGCCTCATCGCCCCAGGTGATGTTTTCTCGAAATCTTATCTCACGCATCTCTTTGAAGTTTCCGCTGTTGTCATTTTCGGAAAGTATCGAAAGAGATAGGTTTGTGACGTTTTCAAGGTTTACCACAATCCCGGTGACCCATTTCCTTCTGTAGGAAGTATCAAACTTGGTCTTTATCCACTCAAGTTCATAGATTATGGCCTTTGTATCCCAGTCCGCTGCTGGCACAGCCAAATCGATCTTTGCATCTGTGAAGGTGTTGGTGTCGAACTTAAAGATGTAGCCCCTGCGATCTCCAATGACGATGGTTTTCTCATCAGGTGTGATGCCAAGAGCAGATGGGGACCAAGAATCTGAATTAGATAGGGTGGTGAAAGTGCTCCTACCCTTTACGCCCCACTTTAAATCTAGCACCCATATCTTGTCATTATCAGGGCTTGCGGAGCTTTCACTTACTGCCCACAGTATTCTATCGTTTTCCTTTTCGTACTGGCCGATGATTCGTTCTTTTTGGGCATTGGTGCTTATTATGGCCCTGTAGGATTTGTCGAGCTGGTCGGTGAGCTTCTGGATTCTAAATCCATCTGTAAAGTAAAACCCATCATTGCCAGCAAAAAATAAGCCCTCTCGTGCATCAACGATGGACAGGTGGTTGAGTGATCCAACAGTACGGCTAATCTCACGCTTAGTAACAAATCCTGCACCCGTCTCATCGAGGGAGCCTTCGATTCGGTAGATGTGGTTTTTACAAAAGACAATGGGATAAATGTTAATGGCCCCAAGGCCTAGTATTTCATCTTCTATATCTATGAAAAAAGAGCCTGGAACACTGTCTGGATCGAAGGCAATACTTTGGTAGAGCCTGGACTTGTGTTGCTCAGTTCCAATTTTAACGTGTCCATACCAAGTGGAGTTATTAACCGTCACATTATACTTAGCGTTTGGTGGCGGGTCGTTTGATTGGATGCCACCGTCTGTGTATAGGGGTAGGTTATTTTCAATGTCTGCGTCACTTGAGATGTCGGTATAAGTGGTAGTACCGTTTGAGACGCTGTCTACCAAAGTGGACGTTGTGCCGTTTGCTAGGGTTCTAAATATGTACCACTTAATGTTTGCCGTATCGTAGTTGTTACCTGTGCCATTTACGATAACTGGAATCTGAGTAATGCCCACAGCTCCCACATCGGGAGACTCCATGCCTTCTATTTGGTGCGTGTACGTTGGCCCTACGTCCTGGAAGGTGACTGTGCCTACCATGTACTCGTAAAATGCCGCGATGGTGTAGACATAGTTGTTAGAGTTTGGAGTGAACGAAAACTGAGGTTCGCTAAAACCAGCAACAGGCCCCACCGTGCCCAAAGTGTGGGCTGAAGCGTCTGGAGTGTGCGAGTTGAGCGAACTCTTTAAATCATCTAATCGTGACACAACATCAGTTAAAGTCACTGGAGCTGATGAATCACTTAAGGAGTGCTCCCCTGCCTCTTGTGCGATGTGGTGAGTGGGAAGCGCAAGCTCCGCATCTGCATCGTGGGTGTCGTAGGTGGCTATGAGGTTTATCGTAAGGGTGACGAGTGTTTCAAAATCTGTTGCCGGAGGTGCCACGCTACCTCCACTTGAGGTGTTGTGCTCTGCGACGTCTCCAACGTGAGCATCGAGTGCTGCCTTTATGGAGTTTGCAAATTCTATCGCCGACCAAAGAGTGGCGCTAGGTAAACCTGCCTGAATAAGACGACGAGTACCTGTGTTGTCAACAAAGTGCTTTATGGGAGAGGCAAAGTCATCGTTGGTTAAAATCCACTGCTTATTCCACTCACTCCAGGCCATGTGTGAGCCAGAGTTGCCTTGATTGAAAGCAGAGTTTCCAGTAGGACCCTGTAGAGCCTGGAAAGTGCCACCGCTGATGTAGTAAAGCTCAACCCCAACCTGTGAAAACAGGTCCAGATCTGTCGGCATGAAGTCGCCAACCCTAGCGTTTCCCCCTGGGGTTTGCTCGTTGTCCTCATCAAAGATTAGGGTGCCTGCTCTCTGCCTGAGTTTAGCGTTTTCAGTGATGACAAGGTTATCGGCCTCTTTGTAAGAGTTTATGGGGCCATCTAGGAAAACGTCAGTCTTGCCACCACTAAAGTCACTTACTTCAAGGGCGGGGCCTTGCTGACCTTGGGATTGGTTTTCTGGGTACCCAAAACTCATTATTTCCAGACCACCGTCATTGCAACTGGGTTATTAGAGGATAGCTCAATATTAGTTGCATCAAATCTGTTTATAGACAAACTCAACACGTTTCCAGTTGAATTTTCATAAACCTTTGGGAAAAAGTCGTTCACCTCACTCACGGCTCCAGGAGCCGGAACGCGTTGGATGTAGGTTCCACTTCCTCCTGGAGTTTCTGTCCACTCACCAGGGAGCGCGCCAACTGTGGCATTCACGCCGGTGGAGAGAATGGCAATACTTGCAGGAGAAATAGACGCAGAATTAACCCCGTCATGGTTGTGCGTTGCAAGTTGTTGGACGGTGGAGTTTACAGCGGCCTGCCAGACAGATGCCTGGTCACCACTTTCGGGATCTAAGAACCCAAACGCTAAAGTATTAGCCATCTTTTTTCTCCTTTAGAGCACTAATTTGAGCCTTGTACGATTCTCTGAGTTTTACAGAGTTTAGATACTCGCCACTCATTTTCTCAGCAAATTCAAAGAATCTCTTTTTCATAGCGTTAGAGGCATTCACCGAATTTAGATATAATTCGAGCCCCTTTAAAAGTATGGGTATTATTAAACCTAATAAGCCACCAATCATGCTAATCAGTCTCCCTAATCAACAAACCCTCATATCCCACAGTTGTAAGACGGTGAAGCCTGCCTGAATCCTTCCCACGGAAGGCAAAAACACACTCACCAAGGGGTATTTTTAGCTCTAAAACCCTGCCTTTTGGTGTGTCTATGAAGCAATTGCTAGGCACGAAATCAACCTCTTCATCAAATACTAGGCGCTGGAGAAGACCCTTTCTCGATTGGCAAATGCTCACACCCTCGGACCTGCTCACCTCACCATTGCACGTAACCCGTGCGGGAAGAGTCGTCTCATCGTCTTGGACGTCAAATAGTGCCCATGCATGTTTGCCACTTTTTGCATCTAACACATTCATCCTAATGAGACATTGTGGCACATCCTCAACCCCCACGACTGGGATGTACTCATACTTGTATTGGTTCTTCCCGAAAAACCCCGGTGTGAGTTTCTCACCACTAAACTCCCTGTGGCATGTTGTGATAGTGAGCAAGTCCATTTTGGCCCCACCTTTTGGGGAAACAATGAAGGTGTACCTGCTAGCCCTATTTAAAACGCCATTGCCCTGGAAAGTGGTACCCCCACCAAGGGGGATCGCCTCAGGGTTGGAAACGGTGGTCTCGTAAACCACAGTTATAGGCAAATCTCTTCTGTAAAACACGGCGGTGTCTAATATCTGTGGAGTTGTCCCACATGATACAAACAGGAGGGCCACTATGAGCCCCCCTAATTTGCAAAATTTACGCACTAGCCGGAACCTGCTTGGGCTTTGCAAGAATTCCAACAATTTCCCCAGCCATAACCCCCAAACAGGATACACTTTCTGCAAGTGCGTCTTTTAGTTCATTGGGAACCTTCTCAAGACCACTAATTGCATCGCTTAAGCCCTGTAGGTTTTCCCCGGCAATAACCACTAAGTCCTTGCCGGATTTTACGTCCTCTACAATTGCAACAATTGCATTTCGTATGTCATTGAGTTCCTTTGGACATTTCACTACCACTTCTTCTAATTGAGTCATGGTTAATCTCCTTTATTATTTCCACGTGGTTATCAGATTGCTTGTCGTACATCTTCTCGACAAGTCTCGTTTGGTTATTAATAGCCGACGCTATGGACTCCATAGCATTTGCCACCTTACATTCAGATGCGTCCATCCTAAGTAAAATCTTGTCGGTTCCGTTTTTGCGTCCACTTAGGAACCTAAACGTTATAAAAAGTATCACTACAGAAAAACCCCCGCCCACCCCGAGCTGAGTTAGTTGCGCCCATGGAATAACCTCCATCATGCTTTCACAATCTTGTTCATGATTAAAGTCGGCTGCGTGTTTTGGTGCGTGGTATCCCCACCTGTGCTTGCCGCTGTTCCGGTTGATGCGACAGAGTGCTGATGTGCCCCAGCTGATGCTGTTGCCGATTGCGTGGTATACGCTCCACCACCAGTAGTTATGTTCGCGCCAATACCACCGCCATTAGTTAAGAAATCAGGAGGGATAGCTGGCCCATGTGTGTGACTGCCTGTGTTGTTCGTATTTCCGTTTGTGGTGACACTATGCGTGTGGCCTGGAATTTCTGCTTCCACTAATTGGTGTGACTCAGCACCACCGCTAGCTCCTAAATTTGTTCCTGTAATGCCGGACTCTGCAACAGTAATCCTGTTTGCAGCACCTCCGCCCATGTCATCTTTACCGGCAACAACCCGGCCCCTTAGATCTGGCGTATTAAAATGTGTGGCATTACTCCCATAAGGATAGCCATCGGCTAAATAAAGCGAGTTAAGTGCGGGGAATGACGTCTTTAGATATAAACCACCATCGCACAATAACCACCCGGCTGGAGCTGAAGATGCTGACCAATCCATCACAGCGCCAGTCGGGACTGCTGCCGTCCCCACATCTTTAATAACAGTGCCGTCATCCACTCTGGCGTTTCCAGTATCTGTGTTAAGCCAAACTCTGCCAGTTGTCCCCTGGGCTGGCTCTTGGGCGGTGGTTAGGTTTTCTAACTGCGCCCGCTCTAGTTGGCTATCAATATGTGCCATATCAAATCCTTGTTATGGAATTGGGGTGGGAATTCCCACCCCTTTTCCAATCTATGCTCTTTTAACCACCAGTGTCATCGGTTCCTGCAAGGGAGATGTTCACAGAATGAACAACGCCACATGCCGAAGGACGATTCACTACGAGCTCACCGAACAAGAGAATATCAACTAGGTAACTAAACCCAGTCGAAGCTCTTATTTCGAAGTATGATCTTCCATCCGGCGCTACGCGCTTTCTGAAAAATCCATTAGAGTGGAACTTAATTCCACGAGGATCAAGATAGTAAATGACATCGTCATCACACTCTTGAACACCAACTAATGTTAGTTCGCCTTTGGCACCAAGGATGTTAATTTCTTGCCATCCATGAGAGGTCACCTTTCGGGACTTTTGATCAATGTGGTATTGACCTTTCCCTTGGGTGATTTCAAGGTTTTGCATACAAGCCATAAGATTCTTATAGCTCATAACAACCTTGGTAGGCTTTCCGCTTGCACGGTTTAGAATCTTTACGTTTGCCGCAAAGAGTCTATCCATGATGTTAGCGGAAGTAATTGCGCTACCATTTACCTGGATTGCCTGGAGGTACGGGAAGGCACCCTTTGGTTGACCAAAGAGTGACGCCGAACCACCGTTAAGGGCAGATAGGAGCTGACTTCTGAGTGAAGTAAACCCGTTGTCTGCGCCAGGTTGGGTTCCCTTGAAATAGAGCTTCGCGTTCTGGGCTACTGTGTAAGCCGATAAATCGACTGGAGCACCAGCAGTTCGAGCATCTTCAATTGTGAGAACACCAGTGTTCATGTCAATTGCAACAACGTATCCAGTGCCGGAAGTCACAGAGTTTAAATCATCCACGTAAATTTCTTCACCAATGGTGAAGCGCTCAGGATGAGTGGCTCCAATAGTTCCACCAACTGTTCCGTCTGCGTTTGCAATGTCAGCAGACCCGTTAAGCATATTCAAAGAGCACCGCTCCTTGGTATAGTTTAAAAAGTCGTCCAACACCTCGGGAAGCACTCTTAAGAATGACTTCTCGCTTACTTTCCCGTCGTGCTCGATGAGATCGCGGTGCTCAAAGCGTACTGTGCCCCACATCTCTTTCTGCCCGGTTACCGTGCCACGTACATAATCAGGCTGATCCACGTTGCCAGCTCCTGCGAGCGCGCCCCATGAAACAGTTGAAGCGTGAGAGCCTTGGAATGGTACGATAAGCGTTCCACCCTTCCAGCCATCATCACGCTGTACGTTTTGAAGTAACCAGTCACGACGGATCATTTCTTCCTTGAGCAAGTCGTACGAGAGATGCTCGTTCAACATGTCCTGGAAATTACGATCACTAGCCATGGTTTTTCTCCAAAAATGAATCTACTCCCTCACAACCCACCATGGGTTATTCGGCGGTAAATTCTTTTGCGTATGCCTTTAACTCCTCAATAGAGCGTACAGCTTTCTTTACAGGAGAGCTATTACGTCCTTGAATGTTCGGAATTACCGGCTTTTGTTGTGGAGCAACAACTTGCGATTGTGCTTGCGGTGTTTGCGCACCGACTTGATTACTAGCAAATGACATCAGTTCTCCGATGGCTTCTTTTGCTGTTAGGTCGCGTCCCGTTGCGTGGTATTGCCCAATGGCATATGCCCTAAGAGTTTCACGAAAAGCACCGACTTGACCTTTTCGAGCGTCAAAATCGCGCATAAACTGATTTACTTCTGGAGCTTGCAGCTCCGCCTGTAATTCAGCCTCTACAGCTTGTCGTTGCATTTGCTCTTGCTGGGCAGTGAGTTGCTCATTGGTGCGTCTTAGCTCTGCTGCCTCACGACGTGCTTGGAGACCTTGGTCATACTGAGCTTGCTGCTCAGCTGGCAATTGTCCACGTTGCAAGTCCTGATACATCCATTGCTGGACCCATTCTTTCGGAATGTTCAGAGCTTTTAAAAAACTGTCAAAATCTCTATTTCCGACATGGTCCCTTAGTATGTTGATAGAGTCGTTGATCTCTTTATAGTGAGAGTGTACTGACTCGTACTCACCCTGGAGCTTCTCGCGTGATTCTTTTATTCCATCTAAGGCATACGCTTTAGTGAAAACATCACGAAATTTCTCCTCAGTGTCTTTGTCCTTAATGAGCCCCCTACTCCACTCATCAAATTCCATTTCCTGGTCCTTGACGTTGAATTTATAGTTTGGCTCATATTGGGTAGCTTCGCTTTCTATGGCGGCTGCCACATCAGGCGTTGCTTCTGCTGGCGTTTCGGGCGCAGCAGTTTCCGCTGTCTCTTGCGGAGCCTCGGCGGATTGTGTTTCCATGTCTTCCATCATTTTCTCCTATTTTTAGGTTTTTACGAAACCCATAAATAGCGAATTAAACCTTTTGGCCTTCTTTCCAATTCTTTTCATACTCAGCTGCGCGCTCAGCGTCTTCAACGCACGCGCCTTCAAAAAGAGCACGAGCAGCTCTATCTTTTGGAACTGGGGGTGCTACATCAAAAGCCGACGACACGTAATCCCCATCTTTTGCATCCATGCTTTTGGCAAACTTGTTGCCGTCTTTGTATACACTCATGTTAGGCTCCTATTGTCCCAGCCGGGGCGTTGGGGACATGCTTAGTTGCCCGCCGTCGCCCTGTAGGGATTGCTGCTGTTGTAAAAATTGGTCGGCGATATCTGCCTGACCACCCTGTTGAATCTTTTCTAGGTCTGATAGCTTCATGCCCTGGCTCTCTAGCTTGTCTATTAGCCACCGCATTGCATCCATGGGAATCTTAGCCCTGCTTGTCCTATCAGGATTTTCTGGGTCGGTAACGTAGATGTCACTCTTAACTAGTGGCCCAGTTGCCGGGATAAACTCGCTCTGAGCTTGCTTTAGCTTCTGAAGCTGCTCAGCTTCCATCTGCTCGTGCTCACTTACCTTAGCCTGATAATTTCGCTGAATCATTGGGTCTAATGTCTGGAAATCAGGTTGTTTCATGCGGTGTATGAGCCGCTTTATAGCGTACTTGTGGTCTTCGTACATGTTACCCTTTGGCATTTCACCCCTATCAAGCGCTAAAATATCATTTGTGACCATGTCGTAATCCGTGGTCCAGTCTGTGAAAATCTCTTCATTATTAGTATAAGGCATTGCTCGTAGTATTCTCCCCGCATCATCTCGACTCATGGTAGAGCCCATGTACTGCATCGCATTTTGAAGGGTTATCTGCTTTCCGATCTTTGTTTCGTAGTCCTCGGCCTGTGGAACTACTTTAATCTGAGTGTGTATATCGTTTGAAGTCTTAAACTCTGGGATGTTGATTATTTCGCTTCTGCCAATTACAGGAACGATTCTGGCGTCATCGTAGTATTGTTTAGCTAAAGAAAGTGTGAGCTTGCAAATTTCTCCTAGAAAATGCTCGAACTCTTGAGCATAGAGCATAAACTTTTTCTTTTGCTTCACACTCTTAAACAACTCAGCGTAGGGGTCCATCTTTCCCGATGGACGTTGTTGTTCTTCTTTATCAATCATTGCCAGCTGGTAAAGCTCGGCTATCTGGTCCTGCAGGTATTGGAAGTACTGCTCTCCTGCCATACCATTAAAATACTCTGGCTTTGCGCCCGAATATTTCATCACCCTAACACCGGGGAGCTTCCCGCCCTGGGTGACGTTTGTTCCGTTTTGTACAAGTAGCTTTGTGTCGCCTACAGTAATTTGGTGAGTTGCGATCTGTGATGCCGCCCGATTAATTTCGGCTTGCGTGGGCCTAAGTTGCTTAATAATGCTTCGCTTGCGGGGAGTTGTCTGAATTTCATCCCATCCACTAATGACAATGGGGAAAATACCAAACGGCAATTCCCCCTCTTCTAAAATCCCGTAGTCTGTGGAGATGTAGTAATACCCATTCGGGTAATCTGCAGATTTTGGAAAGTAAAATTCCTTAATCATCGCCTGATCTTTGGTCTGAAAGAAGTTTCCGGTAGAACCTTCAAATACGGTGTAGATATCTTGTGTAGAAGGTTGTATGAACGACAATTTTTCTTGGTCGTTTTGGTAAATACGCTTTAGAGACCTAACGTCCACCATCTTGCGGGTAATTAGCCAAGAATCGTAAATTTCTTTAGAGTTTGGGTCACGAAGAAGGTTAAATGGCATTATCCTCTCGAAGATAAAATCACCGCTAAAAATAGGGCGATCAGAAGGGATAGGATTGCCTTCAGGATCGAATGCTTGTTCTCCATTTTCGTTCACCTCGGCCTCGTAGCCCAATAAGTCGCCCTTATTGGGGTCCCACATTACTTTGACTGCTACTTCACCAATGATGACAAAATCTTCTACCCACCTGCGCACTTTGTCCCAAAACTTGTGCTTGTACTTTACATCTTCCCAAACAGCTTTATGCAACTCCGCTGCTTTTTGATCTTGGGTCTCTCGTTCGTTATTAGGAAGAACCGTGACGTCTGGGGCTTGGGAAAGGATGGAATTTATGATAGTTCGTGTCGCACGGTATATGTGATTCTTGGTAATACGTAAACGTTGATTTGAGGAATCGACCACTTGCTGGTTATCACGTAGGCGACCCCAAAAACGTGAAAACCGTCTATTATAGTGTTCACCGAATGCAAGTAAGACGTTTGAACGTTGCTCCGAGTGGACATATCTGTCTACCTCACTTGCTGAATTATAAAGTTGGTTTAAATCGCTAAATTTGAACGCTCTCGGCATCTTCTATTTCCCCTTGGTGCTCTCCGTTTTGAATAGCGTTGATCTGCTGCTCTTCCCAGTCATAGGGGTTGAGTATAGGACCATTGAGAAGCATTAGCTCTTTGCTTCTCCACTGTTCAAGCGCCTTTTCTTCAGCTGTCTTCACTACTAATGGCTCGACTGCCACTGGTACTTCTGCTGTTGCTTGCGGCGCAGCAGTTTCTTGGGAAATAGAAGCCTCTTGCGGAGCACCTCTATTTTGATTTGAAAAACTTATGTCTATGTCACCGACAGTGAGCTGAGTAACACCAAGCCTTGAGGCTCGCTGCATAATCATCACAATGTCCTTTGCTGTTAAGCTCATGCTTCGTATAGTTCGTTGTTTGCTGCTATTTCTTCTTCCCAAACTTCCTGTATGGGAAGCCCCATAGTCTGGATGTCTTTCTTAAACTCTAAACGTTCTCTTAAAAGCTTCTCTTCACACGACTCTACCCAAATCTTGGGCTTTAGTATCCTGTTTTCACTCAACATCTTATCCCTAATAGCACCGAAATTCCACGGTATCCTGGTCACTCCATATCTAAGAGCGTCCGAAAAGTCATCCTTGGCTTTAGTTTTGGGTGTGTCTTTTAAAAGAGCGCCCAGCTCGCGCTGCAAATTCTCAAGCTCTGCGATGTCATCAATATCCATCATGCCATTTTTAAACAGTGTGTTAAGCGTCGTTTCCCCAGTCTCATGACCCTTCTCGGCTGGTTCAAAGGGAATCCCAGCCCTTTGGGATATGATGTGGAAATCCTTGTTGTGCCAGTCGTAAAAATGCTGGGCTATCTGCAAATCTGAGGATAATTCAATGTATTTGTTGATTACATCCCCTGCCGTAGTCTGTACATCATCGCCAACCCACCCCCTAAATACCCTGCCGTATTTAAAATCTGGCCTTACCGCAATAAAGCAAATAGCCGATGGGTGACCCTTCTTCCCGTCAGGGGATAGGCCGCTCCCTATGTCCACACCACTGTAAATGTGCCAAGCCTTATACTCCTCAAACTTTAAGGGCTGCTTTACATTGATATCACGATTAAAACCGCCATACTTAAGGCCACCGCTGACCACAAATTTTCCGTGGATTCGACGATCCACTTCCTTGGCGTCTCCGATAAGAGCGATCTCTTC